ATAAACTGAAATGATACTTATCATCTATCGTAAGTTCAACTGTAAATTCTCGAACTTCAATAATCTTAAAATCTTCGTCAAGTAGTTTGTTGACGAAATAGTCATTAATTTGTTTTATCATAATTTTAGGTTTTTAAATTTAAGCAAATATAAAACATTTTTTATACACTAACAAAATATTTATGTGGTTTATTTATCAAATTTTCAATATTCTTGACAATATAGAAAGGTACGTTATTGCGTCCTTTATTCCAGTTGTTAAGTGACATTAGAGTGCAGTTAAGCTCATCGGCTAAGTCTTTTTGGGTTTTTCTTTGACCAGTTTGTTTTGACCATTCTTTTAGTATTTTGTTTATTTTAATTGTCATAATACCAATTTAGTGTTTCGTTAATTTTAGTTTTATATTGAGGGTAATATTTTCTATAATCTTTAAATTTCATAACCATGTGATTAACTGTTGTTCGGTCTTTGTTTATTTTCTCAGCTATTTGCGTTTTTTTGTATTTTTCTTTGATTGCAATGTGTGCAAAAACAGAACGTGCTATGCATATTTTTTCTTTTCTACATTTACTTGAAATGTCATCAACCTCAAATATAGTTTCAATGATTAATTTTAGCTTATCTAAAAAATAACGTTTTTCAAACAAACTTATAACTTCCTTTACATCGATATGGTCTTGTTCTAAATCCGCAATCTTATTAATTAATATTGATTTTTTCATAGGTTTTTGATTATAAAACAAATATAAAAAATATTTTATAAATACACAAGAAAAACCCTGACTAAATTAATAGACAGGGTCAAAACCAATTATTATGAAAGGGGTAAATATACTATTTTTATTTTAAAAAAGCCAAAACACACAATGATATTAACAATGCAATCCATCCTATTTTGTGTAAGTCTATTTTCATAACATTAAAAACTTAAATCATCTGGTTTTATATTGTATTCATCTAATAAAGATAATATTATTTGTTTACTTTCGTTATCAAAGTATTTTAATTTGTTGTTATACAATTCCCAAATCATTATAGCCATATCATTAGCTTTTGTTATTTGTTTTATCTCCAAATAGTCATTTGTTTTAAACGTTGCTTCCATTATTTTAACATATTAATATTTATTGTTTGTCGAGCTACTTCGCCATAATCTTTATGGTATGTAATTACTTTGGAGTCCCGCTCGGATAAATAACCGCCACGACTTGCATAGGCATCTTTACTGGCTAATGTTCTATGTTGCTCTAATAGCATTAAGTTGGTTTCTTTTTGTTGGTGATGTAAATGGCCTAAATGACCGTAAACGTGATTACTGTTGCCAAACTCTTTTTTAAACTTGCCTACAAAAACGCTTTCAATATTTTTAATATTACGTTTATGACCATGATGATAAAATAGGCAATTTTTACCAAAGGTTACACAATAATAAGGGTCGGGGTTGGTATCTATTTTGATGCGTGGTTCGTTTTCATAAAACGCTGCTAACATTTCTCTAAGCCAAACACTGCTTGCTGGATCATGGTTACCCTCAGCCATTATAACGGTTACCTTCTTATATTTTTTCAGTAACATTGTTATGATTTGCCTTATAACTTTTATAGCTGTTCTTACAAGTTTTGGAAATCTTGTATCTGCGTCTAAAATGTGTTTATTGGCTGGTGTTAACGCTTCAAATCCATCCCAATGTAAAAGGTCGCCTATTTGTGCAAATATACATTCGTCCGCTTTGGGGCTACTTTTTATGCCTATTTTAAAAAAATTAACAAGGATTTTTTCTGCTATATCTAAATCCCAACCATCTCCTGTTTCCTCCCCCCAAGCCATCATGCCTAAGTGATAATCGGTTAAAGTGTATTGATTGCAAAGATTGGCATTTCCTGTTTGTTTTAGTTTTACTAGCTCTGTCGGATTAACTTGTTCTTTTAAGCCATCTAATACAGCTTGTAGTTTTTCATGCTGTGATTTTTCAACGTAAAACGGATTTTGAACTGGAATAGATGAGTTTTTGTTTTTTAACCACAAAAATTTTGAATTTGTGTGATCAACACCATGTTCGCGATGCGCATCTAAAATACCTGAGTTACGAAGCTCTAAAACTTTATTGTATTGGTCTTCGGAAATATAATATCTGGCTTGGTTTCTGTTTTTTTCATTTTCTCTTGGCTTTAAGCCTATTGCTTTTGCTTCTTTTTGAAATAACCATTTTTGTTGCATTATTTGTTTTTCTTTTCAGTATCTGATGTCCCAAAAAAGAAACCAAAAATAGATAAAGCTACACCCTCAACTATTCCGATAAGGTGTATAAATATTTCTTTATTGCCTTTTGGGACTTCTAAAAATATGATTGAATACACAACAAAAGCAAATACGCCTAAACCAATAAAACCCGATATGTTGTATAATAGGTCTTTTTTACCTGTTTTCGCCACTTCTATTTGTCGTTTTCGAGCTGAATCACGGTCAGCGACTTCAAGTTCATACATTTCTTTTTTAAATGTATTCTGCATTTTCTGAAATTCCATTTGCAAAGCTTGAATTTCTTTTGATTCAGGGTTTTTTTTTGCTTTTATGTTTAAGGCGTTTTTTACTTTATCTATTGCTCCATTAAAATCACCAGAGGCAACATCCAATATTGCACCAGAAACATCTGGAACAACTTTAATGACTTTATTTAAAAAACCTCCAAATTTTGTGTCTTTAAATTTCTTTTTGTCTGGCATAATTTTTAAACATCAAATTCGTAAACTTTTGAATTCTTAGGGTCATCACAAACATCTAAATGAACCCAAGATATAGGCTGTCCCCTTAAATTGCGTTCAAGTCTTATTTTATGTGGCAAATCATTTTCGCGGCTTTTAAGCCATTCTCTATGCTCTACTGGTGTTTGGTGTGCAATATCATAATCAAATGCCTTACCGAGCACGTGAGCACTTAAATAAGGGTCATCAATACTTGCTTTGTTTTGAACCATTGGTGTTGAGGTATCTCTTAAACCCCTTTCGTCAAATCTACCATTTCTATGCCAAGTGTTGATTATAATAGCCGATTGCGTGGTTTCCCTTATCCACAGCATCGTTTCAATAAGTCGTATGTCAAATCTTGACAGAAAAAAGTAGCTACCAAAGTTTTTATATTTGTTGTAGGCTTCAGGACTTACCAATTCCCGAGCATCAAAATATCTTAAAAAATCATCGTATGTACTCATTTCTTTTTATATTTTGACAATTCTATTTTTAGCTCTGCATTTTTAAGCTGTAATTTTTTGATTTCTTTTTTCAGTTGCTCTAATTCAACTCGCATTTCATCCATTCTTTTTCGAGTGTCTTTAATTAGCTCATCATATATCTTTTGAACTGATGCTAAATTGTCTGCTCGCTTTTGATTTACCCCGTAAATTAAACCGCTAAAGCCAGTTACAGCCCCAACAATTATCTCCCAATAGTTTAGTAATTCCTTCATGCGAATTTATGTGTAGGCGTTTTTGGCTCTATTGTGTTGTCAAACTTTATATCTTTTTTTGTCATCACATCCACGTGCCAACCGTTTAGATAAGTTGCCTCTGTTAAGACTTCGCCATCCTCGTCAAACGTTGCAGGCTCATCTACAATTTTACCTAAGTAAACTACCGCTTCTGTAATATCTGTGTAAGGTGTTCGTGTTACAACTATATTACCGTCATCATCTTCGTACCTTCTGTCTTGGATAATACCCTTATCCATAAGGTCGTTTAGTGCCTCTTTTTCTTCTTTGTATTTTAGTTTGTATTCCATATTAATATCCGTTTAAGTTAACAGTCCATCCAAAAGTATTTCTAAGGCTATCCGCAGCCGCTTGACCCGTTGCACTAGGTGTTGCGTTTGTGCCTCCATCTATGTCTAAAGTTCCATTAGTAATATTATTAGCTTGTGCTGACTCTTCAATACTTACTAATATGTCATCAACTGATTGTTGGTCTAAGTCGTTATTTTCAAATGCTCTGTCATAATCTCTTGCATTATTGTTGTCAAACATATTTGCAGGAAATGATGTTAAATTGTTACTAATCCAAGCTTGCTCAAAATTAGTTCCATTACTTAAATCAATAGCAGGAAAAGATGTTAAGTTGTTACTAAACCAAGCTCTAAAAAAATCAGTTCCATTACTTAAATCAATAGCAGGAAATGAGGTTAAGTTGTTAAATTGCCAAGCAGCAGCAAAACTAGTCCCATTACTTAAATCAATAGCAGGGAATGATGTTAAGTTGTTATTATACCAAGCAAGTCTAAAACTAGTCCCACTACTTAAATCAATAGCAGGGAATGATGTTAGGTTGTTTTCATACCAAGCAGATTCAAAATTAGTACCATTACTTAAATCAATAGCTGGAAATGATGTTAAGTTGTTATCTCTCCAAGCAAAACTAAAAATAGTTCCACTACTCAAATCAATAGCAGGAAATGAGGTTAAATTGTTACCAAGCCAAGCAAAATTAAAATCAGTTCCATTACTTAAATCAATAGCAGGAAAGTAATCCCAATCTTGCTCTCTAAATTCTTCATTAAAATTAGTCTGATTGCTATAATCTTCAAGCCATTCACTTGTAACATTACCGCTTACCCAATCATCTATTTTGCTTTGACTTATAACACCATTCTCAATAGAAAGTATAGCTAAGCCTGTCCTTCCTAATTTACTTAATATTTCTAAGTTTCTTAGGTCTGCTGGCTTCTCATAAGTTACCGTTGTATTGGCTTGTCCAGTGTCTGGAAAGTGAAAGGTTATTTCATTATCTACTACCATAACTATCTTACCAGACCCCTCTAAAGGCAAATCAAAGCCTGTGTCGTTATCTTCTATCTTTAGCCTTGACTTATCACCTTCTACGTCTAATAACACGCTGTAAGTAGGCTCTATGATACTTGAATAATCTTTGTTTAAAACGTCTTGGTTTCGTGTTACGTTTGAGCCACTTGTAGGTATGTAAGAAGTAGCGGTTCTGCCCTGTTCTAATTGTGCGGCAGAAACCCATATTGTTCCAGGAGTGGTACCACCTTCACCTTGTAGGGAAACAATTTCAAAAGACCCATTTCCTTGAAAAGTTAATTCAAATCTTTGTGGCTGGTCTGTTAACTCAGCATCTAAAAACGGCTGTTTCTGGGGGTCACTATAATTTAATCTTATCTTATCCCTTGTTCCTTTTAAGAGGTAAAAACTAAGAGTATGATTAGATGTGGGTAAAGTTAAACCATCGCTTAATCTTCCACTAGATGATGAAGTAAAATTTACCTCATAAAAAACAAGATTGTTAATTACTTGTGTATTACCTGTAACAAAAACACTTGGTGTTTTGTCCCAAGCCGCATTATCAAATTCCTCACTATAAGGAAGTAAGTTAGTCCGCTGAGGTTCTATTGCTAAAACAGGACAATCTGCATTAGTATAGTCAGCGGGCAGCACGTCATTACCCACGCTTTCTATTACCTTGTCTTTATTGACTCGTGTTTTGCTCGTACCTCTACTCATCGTAAAGTCACCACTTCCATCCGTTGGTTTTATGCTGTAATTCTTACCAGCTTTATAGCCGTTAGGCGTTAGTATTAATTTTTGATTATCTATGCTCATAACTTATTTATTTCTGTTAAATCGTTTTCCAAACATTGTTCAGCTTCAAATGTTCCGCTGTCAGAAGTCACACGAACATCAAAGTCTTCTGTTAAAAGGTCAGCTGTTGGGTCTATTACAGTATCACCGCTAAAGCTTTTTCTATAAATAGAACCCCAACCTACGTTGTTCGTTGCGACACCTTGACCCCAACCTACTGTGTTATTTTCTGCTCCTTTTCCCCAGTCGCTCATATCTTTTATATTTGCCAGCCTCCGAAATAGCTATCACGACTTGGATACCTATCGTCTTCTGAATTAGTATTGTATTCCGGATAAGTTGTTTGATTGTAAATTATAAAATCAACAAACCTATCTGTATAATATTGTGCTATGTCTCTATATTTTTTCACTAAAAAGTCCACATCGCTTTTACTTACATTCTCAGCGGTTTCACTGCTATGCCTTAAAACTGCTTTATTAGTTATTTGATAACTCGCAAAGGGTGTGTATTCAACTAAACTCCAAAATATAGTCATATTTTTTACGTGCTCATCTAAGAGTATTTTTTCAGGGTCTGTATCCTGTGGATTATTATTCGTTTCAATGTAATTAATAAGTCGCTCATATAACCTAGTCCCTAAAAAGTTCTGTATATGTATCTCTTGAGCTATCTTAACGAATTGAATAAACTTGTCAGGATCAACTGAACCATCAACAATAGAATTGTTTTTTAAATCGTTCTGCGTAATGAATAATGATGTTGCCATATCTTATCCTTTATAGTTTGGGTGATGACCGTTATTAGGCATATCCTTAGGCGCTACCTTAGCTTTTTTGTGACCAGCTGGTCTAGGCTTATAACTCTTTGGAATGCTATCAACCTCTTTACTAGATGATAAAGATTTATCTTCTACAAAGCTACCATCTGTTTTTTTCTTAAGTCTGTATAAGTTTTCCATCCAAAAATGTCCGCAATTAACTCCACCCTTGTATTTAAACAGGTCGTATGCTTGCCCTTTATGCCCAAAATCTCTATTTATGCCTTGCCTGCTAGCCTTGTCTATATCTTCAAGCCTATACACTACACCGTTTCTTGTCCTGGTCATCATTTTTTTACAGAAGTCTCTACTCTTACCGCTAGAATATTTCTCGCTATACTCATACCTAACTTTATAAAAAGACTTATCTAAATAACTTTCATCACTTGGTTTACTTTTTATTGCTTTTGCTAATTTCTGAATAGGTGTTAGCGATAAAGGTTTTATTTTTTTATTCGCCCAAGCTTCTACGTCTTCATTATCTTCTTTGTATTCACGACTATCAACTAGCTCGTATTCATCTTCATCAATAACTTCACCTTCTAATTGATCTAATACTAAATCAAATTCTTTGTCTGTTGGGTCTTTTATCTTACTCATCTCAACACCAGTTTGTTTTTCCTCCTCTTCATCGCTTATGTCTTCATCAACTTCCATAAACTCTAACGGCTGAATTGTTTTAAAATACAAATCCAAACCGCTTGGGAATATCTCTTTGATAATGTCAACTAGCTGGTTTTGATATACTCTTATAACTATATTTTCAAATAACAAAGTAGCATTTTTTATCTCATCAGCGTTATTACCTAATCCGCTTTGACCGTCTCTAATTCCTAATAACATCGGACTAGTAACTCTATGCCCTACAATTAACTTATTAAAACATTCCTTACTTAAATACTCGTAATGCTGAGGTGCATCGTTTAATGGTATGCTGTTTACAGTCGTTTCACTTTCTTTGTCTTCGTTAAAACTTATAACTACTTTTTTACCTTTACTTCCAGTGAGCTTCTTCTTAACATCACGTTCTAAACTTTTACGTTTGTCCTCATCTTCAGGAATGCCATTGTTAAAATTAACGACCGTTGTAGGACTAAACCCATTCTGTGCATCGTTAATTAAATAGTCTGCTATCTCTTGTTCTAATAAAGCATAAGGTAATGCACCAGCATAGTCAGGTGGTGTAAAGTATTCTGAGCCACTTGCATAATCTTGCCAAATATAAATCTCTGGCTTTTTGCCATTACCAAAACCAAAAGCATCAATTGCCTCAGGCTCTTCATTTCTTTTTTTATCTACCCAATTAGGATGGTAATACCAAGTTTCTATTTCTCCTTTATCATTCTTTTTTTCAGGTCTTAAAGTATGTATGGGAAAATGCTCTAAATCTACTGGCTCGCCATTCTTATAAATCACTTGAATAGCAGCCATACCTAAAGCCTTACGATCATAAATAATTTTCCTAAGCTCTTTTGGTCTAACCTTAGAATAAATCTCAGTCCATTCTTTGGTATATTTACCAGAATTAGTAGCACCTAGGCCTTTGCCATAAATAAGGTTTGATATACCTTTTATTATAGCGTTATTGGTTGTGCTTCTTTGGCTTCTGTCAATAAGATAATTAAAGTAATCATTGTCTTCACCATATTCCACATAATCGCCATTTTTAACTTCTTTAATTTCTGGCGAAGTATAAGACGATAAATTAACAATTATGCTATCTCTATTAGACTGTGATATACTCATCTTGTGTATTTATTTTATTAGCATTTAAGTAAACATCGTCAACATCAGAATAAATAGTGCTTCGATAAATTAAATCGCTTTTGTAGTTTAAATAAAGCAATATACAATTTTTATTTTCAAATATTCCATTGTCAGCTTCTACACGATCAATAAATTTATCAATTAAAATATCAGCATAAATATCCAAAATGTACGTTTGGTTTTTCTCAAAATTAAAATCATTATCCGTTATTACATTATAATACCCTTGCTGTGCAACTGATAAGGTTTTCTCAAAAGTCACTTCTTTGGTGTATTGATTTGTG